ATGCACGAGATTCAATGATATGATTCATATCTCTTGTGTCACCAAATGACTGTAGTTCCTCAAGAAGGCTTTTGGTTTTCTTTTGCATAATAAGTAAAGATCCTATATTATATTTATTCAACCTTTAGTTTTTCTTGAGGGAATTTAATAATGTTTTTAGCTTTGCACCTTGTACATCTGATACTACCTTAGCTTCTGTAGTAGGTAGGTTGTTAACAGTTTCACTTACTGAACTCGTAGTTTTGATTTGATTCATAAGTTGTGTTGGAGTCTGCGTATGAGTCCTTCCTTCTTCTGGGTCTTCATCAGTAATACGCATAGTATCAATATTGTATTCCAAATCAATCTTTTGACCAACACCAGTAGAACTACGAGATTTCATACACTGAATCTGATACTTGCCGCGCTCACGCATAGAACGTGAAGTGAAGATACCAAACACATAGTCCGCAGTATTAATCTTTGAAATACCACCTGCGATATGACTATGATCGAATTCAATTTCTTCAACAGCCGAACGGTTCAACTGTGAAGCAGTAATCATAAGAATGCCTAGCTCCTTAGACAAGTTACGAAGTTCTTCTGATACATACTTGTCCTTGATGAACTGGTCGTTTGGATTAACCTTAATACTGACGGGCATAACAAGGTCAAGATAGTCAATCATAACAAAGTCAATCTTGATACCTGTCTGAATCTGCACTTCCTTGATGTAGCTGCGAATAGCGTTCACATTAGACTGCGCAGGCAATGCCTTAACACGATACTGACCCATCTTCTTGCCGTTCATCTTGACTCGCAACGCAGTATCTTCTAGGTTCTTGCGAATGTCTTTCGTACTCATACTTGTAAGCATGGCGTCAGTACGAAGCGAAGTCAATTCTTCACTAAGTTCAAGCGTGATATAGACACCGCTGAGTCCTTGAGAAAGCCAGTTGAGTGCGATGTTCATCATGACAAGCGACTTACCAGAACCAGAACCACCTGCGAAGATGTTAAGTTCACCGCGACTCATACCACCATACATGACTCTATCAAGCTGCGGCCAACCAGTAGACACCTGACCACCTTGATTGAAATACTTGTTCAATCGTTCTTGTGGGTCGGAGAAGTAGTCAGTACCCATATCACGCTGTAGACTGATTTGAACTGCATCTTTGATTAGCTTTTCAACAGGATCAAACTCACCCTTTTCAAGCAAGTCTGCCGCGCTAAGAATTGCACGTTCAAGTTCTTGTCTCTTAGTGAATGCTTCAAATTCTTCCAAGAACCAATCATAATGCCCCTGATCAAGTTCAGGAATATGTTCAATCGTTTCACTTGTAGTTGCTCTGATTTGCGTAGGATCGGGCATGATGGAGTACTTAGTAGTATGCTCCACAATGAATTCTGCAACTGGACGTAATCTACGATCAAAGTTTTGAGGATTCATGATGTTCATAACACGAGTATACAACTCCGCATTAGTAACCATCATTCGCAAGAAAAGTTCTTGAACGTCAGTGTTATATTCTTTTAGCAATTTTATTCCTCTGCATTTCAATCTTAATTTTGCTGTTTGTTGCGCTTTGCAAGATACTTAGTAGTGTAGGGAGCTTGCCATACTTTAATAAAGCATCATTGGCATCCTTTATTCCCGGACCCCAGTTAGGAAGACTAACGTGAAAGCCCAAATCCAATGCTCTCTCACAAATAGTAAGTCCTGTCTTATCTTGATCGGGAACAATGATGATTTTCTTACGCAATCTTTTCAGAACAGTAGCCTGTTCTTCGCTGATACTGTCATGTCCTAACGCACAGCCGTTAAAACTGATTGCGTCCAGCACGCCTTCAAATACCAAACACACTTCATACTCCGGCTTCTGCTGATCATAGCCGAACACATAGCCTGTCTGTTGATTCTTAATATACTTAGGTATTCTGTTGTCTAAAAATCTGCTGATGTATCCTACATTCTTACCATCGTAAGTGTAGGGGACAATGATGCGATTTCTATTTCTTGCATAGTCAGTAGGAGTAACCATAAATGCGAAGTCATCTCCACGTGTTAATCTGTTCTTCGGGAATGCCGCACCAGCCTAGCAATTCTCTAGCCTTGACTGCAATAGGTTGTCCAAGCACAAATCTTGTAGAGAAGCCGCAGTTGAAGCAGTGATATGTCCAATCATCATCGCTATCAAAGACGATGCCACCTCGCCCTCTATCGTCACGCCTATGGCCCCTGTGATGACAACAGACCGCGTCAAAGCTGTGCCATCCTTTAGAGGCAACTCTCTTTTTACCCGGAATGACGGACAGAATATCAAACATTAAGATAATATAGCAGTAAAATTGTTATCGTGCAAGTATATTGGTTACCGCACCCGAATTACTCGTGAACTCAACTTTAACGAATGGGTGGAAGCCGTGAATAGTGTAGCCTCTTGTTTCGCTTACATTAGCTAAATCAGTATCATTAATAATATCGTACCAATCACCATTAACAATAGTAGAACCTTGAATAGTTACGTTACCATAATATTCTTCATACTTTGTTTGAATTGTCAACACTGGATTGTCTTGAGTATTGATTACACTTGTATAGTATACGAGGTTAGTGTTCCCTGAGCTATTACTAATATTGGGGAAAGGTTGTCCAGTTGGAATAGTAACTATTTCAGAAGGAACAAAGGAAGGAAGGACAGAGTTGACGATGTTCATATCGCCTCTTGCCCCTGCATTCTGATCTACGAACACCGGAAAGTCAAATTGTCCTTCAGGAATTTCTAATGAGTAATATGCTTTCTGTGCAGGGAAATCTTCAATCTCTGCTGAGTTAAGTCTTAATGAGGCTATACCAGTTAATGCGAAATCTAAATCTAACGCTTTTGAAAGTAAAACCTCAGTGCCGTCATAATTCAATATTCTGCACTTAATGCTTTTTCCAGTAATATCTACGGGCTTCTGTTCCTGATTCAAGAACTGAAATTGAATTCTGTTGTCAACACCCTTGTGTAGAGTTAGTGGTTTAGCATATTGTGGCATATATTTTCTCGGTGAATTTCCTGTTAGGAGAACTACGATTTGTCTCTGGACATATACAAAAACTGAAGTGGTGTACACAAATCTTTCTCCTTGTCAAGTATTTATTACTAAAATAAATAGTTTGGGTAAAATGGTGTAAATAGATTAGATTATGAATGACGATTTCTTCAAACGACTCAGTGAAAACCACCCTTTCATCACTATATGTTCCTATAGTAATCAGGATTACGTGGGAATAATCCAAAACAGGGATGATACTGTTACTACCATGTATGATTACGGTGCAATCATTCAAGCTGAGCTTAGAGCAAAGTTTTTAGAATTAGGTGATATATGGTGGTGGGAATCAAATAGATCAATTCCCATCAATATTTTTTTGAAAGAGGAATGGATAATCTTCAAGCCGTATATCAAGACATTTAACAACAAAGGTTTAGAAATAATTCATGGTCCAGTTGTCTGTATGTCAGACTTCACAAAGAAAAGAGCAAAGCGTAGAAGTATCACACTTGTTAAGCGGATGCCCTAGACTTCTTCTTTAATTCTTTCTTTCTCTTATCTTTAGCCATTCTGTAAGTCAAATCACCTACTCTTTGATCAAAAGTCACTCCGATCAAATGATCATATTCGTGTAAGAATACTCTGCATTCAAATCCAGTCAATTCACGTTCGATCAATTCACCTGATATAGTATTATACTGCACCATCGCACTCGCCGGGCGCTTTACCTTCATGAACAAGTCAGGGAAGCTTAAGCAGCCTTCAAGATCATTTTCACGATCATCAGATAATGAGACAATCTTAGGATTGATACAAGCCACAAGCTTAATAAAGTTACCCATGATAAAGATACGCTTTTTGATTCCAACTTGAGGAGCAGCAAGACCTACTCCGCCATTGTCAGTCATAAACTTTGACATAGCCCTGACAAGTTCTTCGGGGCTTCCGTCAGTGTCGAAGTCCCATTCTTCTGAAACTTCAAGTAGCTGTGGATTGTTTTCTTCAAGTAGTGCCAGATTCATAGTTGTACTCCATACTCTTTTAGTATTTCAATGTAGTGTTCTTCGCCCTTATGGACATGATCTACAAAATGGTCGGGCGCTTCGTCATTAGCCATATCACTGATATACTTATGACAGATAAACTCTACTCCCGCTGACACACACGCCTTAGCAATTGAGAACGCTTCCATATCAACAAGGTCGGCATTGATATTATAGGTGTCGGTTACAAAGTTGTCTCCGGTACTGAGTGACCATCCATCGTCTCCGATAATAATAGGTTGATGTAAAATTTCTGCTTGAGGACCTACAATTACGCCACCTAAAATAACGTCACGTTGA